GCGCTTGGGTAGACCTTGAACTTTCGCTTCGCTGCCGCTTTACCTCTAGGACATAGTTTTGCCATTATTTTTTATCCTTTCCTTTGGATACTCCTGATTTAGTAACTTTCTCACCTCTTAATTTTTGATTAATTTGTCTAAAAGAACGAGCTGTTTTTTCCATGTCTCCCATTATAGAACTAATCATATGTCTTCTTTTTACTTGACCAGGGAGTTTAGCTAAATCTACTTTATGTTTTGATTCTCTAGTAGATGGATTAGGTTTAACAGAACTAATGACTTCTGTGCCAGTAGTTTTTTGTTTTTTAGCAAGCTTACCTAAAGCTTTTCCAAAACCTCTTAAAGCTATTCCTAGTCCAGCCATTACGCTCTCCCACCTTTTTTAGCAACCATTCTATTAGGATTAAAACCCATTTTTTTAATTGCTTCTTTTCCTTTTGCTGTCTTAGCCATTTTAGCTAAACCTTTATTTTTACTTTTACTTATTGGTTTACCATTTGATCCTTTTGAATATCCCATTCTACGGCCCATCATTCCGCCGCCCATCATTCTTTTTCTCATTATTTTTTTCCTCCGTTTCTAAAAATCTGTGTACCCTTTATACCATAAATACTCGCCACGACAAGGATCCACAAATTTGTGAACCATCCCGGAAGCTGCGAGAACATTTCGAAGAACAGTTTTACTTTATTCATCGCTTCAGGATCTTCACTTATCACTGACCACGCCAAAACAGCGATTGGCGCAGACAAGATAATGAGGACCGCCTCGTCTTTCCAATCTGATTGTCGAGCTTCTAACAATTTACCTTGATAAGCTTCTTCACCACGGGCTTGACGCTCCGCATGTAGTAACTGCGCTTCAGACATAGCCATTTTTGCTTTTTGTTTATTGGCGTATATCTTACTACCAGCATTTAAAGCAATTTTAAGCGCACTAAACCACATAATTAATAAGCTTTAGATTTTCTTTTTTTTTCCGGAAGCACAGCACCTTGACCTTGAACTTCTAATTCAGGATCTCCTGTACCTATTAAGTTAAAAGATTTGTCTGCAGTTGTTTTTGATCTTGGATCAACTTCAACTTTCTGATCTTCAACTTTAACATCTTTAATGTTATCTAGTTTTTCCATTTTTTCTCCTTGTTTTTTGTTTACCGGCCTCAGATAAAGCAATTGCAATGGCTTGTTTACGTGATTTTACTTTTTTATCCGAACCACCAATATTAAGTTCACCTTTTTTGAACTTTTTCATTACCTTTTTAATCTTTTTTTCTGATTTTGTCATTTTTTTTCTTATTGTTTTCTTATGATGTTAATATTTGGCACCATTTGATCAGAATTAGGTAGTGTCTTACTTAAAATTGTCTTTTCAATTGATGTATCAGCTCTTAATTTTGCTAATTCTTCATTTTGATCTAGTTTTTCATCAGTGTTTGCTTGATTTAACATAGCTCTCATCTTGTCAAGGTCCATTCTTTCCTTACCTTCACGTTCTTTTCTAGCATTTTCTTGAGCTCTTAGGTCTAATTCTCTAGATCTTAGTTTTGCAATTGGATCATTGTCAAATTGTGATGTAATTTTCTTCTCTTCGTTCATAAACTCTTCCATCATCTCTGCAATCAGCATAGCTTTCCTTGCTTCAATCTTTTGTTGCATCTCTAAAATTTGCATTTGCATCTGTTGAGCCATCATAGGATTCTGTTGTATCTGCATTTGCATCTGTTGTAGCTGTTGTAATTCATTTCTAAACTCTAATTCAATCTGTTCTTGAGCCATTAAACTAATATGTTCAAAAATATTTTTTTCTAAGCTTGCCATCACCATAGGATTGTTTCTTGCCATGTTAGTTGCCATAAAACTTAAGTGGGCTGTAATGTGAGACCTATGATCTTGACCTGGAAAAGCTTGAAAAGGTTTACCACCTAATGCATCAATGTGTTCTAATGCAGGATCTTTTGGTGCAGGTGGCATTGGTTTCATTAATATCGAATCAATATTTTTTACACCTAACGCTTCGTACATATTTCTATAAGCTTGATATAAATTATGCATTTGAGGATTAGATTGTGCCAGCTGCAACTCCGTTTGCGCGAGGGAAATACGCTGAGTTTGAGAGAAAATGTTGGGGTCAGCAACTGGCAAAATATCTACTCTATCATCAAAGTCTGTTTGTTTAATCATTCTTTGACCCCCAACTACATCATATGGATACTCTTGTGGTAGATATAACTTAAATACTCTAGCTAATAATTGAAATTCATTTTTAAGAGCTGAGTAAATTCTTTTGTGTATAGCAGACATGGTTCTGGAACCACGCTCCAATAATGCAACTGTAGTTCCAACTGCTGCTCTTTGATTTCCATCTCCAACTTGCATGTCAGCAATTGATGCAAATCTTTGACCCGCTTGAACTACGATACCCATTAGACTCAATAATGTTTGTGATGGTTCCTTAAATGGTAACATCATAAATGAATCTCTTAAATTACCACCTGGTGCATCTACATCTCTAAACTCACCTGGTTGTATTGATTGTGCGTCATCTCTGATTCGGATGCCACGCATTTTAAATCCTGCGGGTAAGTTGGAGAGCGTACCCGCATCCAATAATTGACGAAGAGCTGCTGTTGCAGTTCTTGACAAACCACCAATCATATGGATGAGACCGAAGCCGTAGAAACCTAGTCCTGGCAGAAATTTAAAGTGGACAAAGTANTGTATTTTATTTCTCTTCAGATCTCCAATTTCATAATTTCTTTTTATNGATAAAATTTCTGTAGAACCTTCTTCTAAGGTTACAATGTAAGGAAGTTTGATTCCAGATGGTTCACCAGTTTCTTCATTTATATTTTCAAATCCTTCTAAATCTAAATTTACATGACACTCTAACAAGGTATATAAATCTTCGTCTTTTGTTTTTTTAACTCCTTCTAATTCTCTTTCTTTTTTGTCAACTTCAGATTCTTTATCTTGAGCTTGTCCTAATTCTATATCTCTATAGAAACCAGCAACCTGTTGTTTTCTTAATTCGTTTTCAGAAATTTTTACGCGATGAATAATCGCTTCCGCATCGTCTAATGAGGTAGCCGTGTACGGAACGATTAAATCATCTGCAGGAACGAACTTTGATACAGCTCGTCCTTCCACCTCATCATAGTAAACTTTTTTAAAAGTTGAACCTGATAAAGGTAAATGGAATAACATAGAATCAAATTCTGGCTCGTATTCTTTCATCTGATCCATGATTTGATAATTCATGAAATCTTTTACACGAGAAGCTTGTTGAACTTTATCTGGAGTTTGTAGTCCTAAGATTTGTGTTCTGACTGGTCCATCAGCNGGGAGTAACTCTTTATAAGCGAGCGCTTGAAACTGAGTAACAGCTTCCGCCAACACCGGGTGAGTCGCGCCAGAAGCGCCTTGAAAAGGTTCTGTTCTTTGATCATATTTAAACCCTAATAAATCTAAACCTTGAGTATAACTTTTTTCCCAATCTTTTCTAGAAGAAACATAATCCATGTACTTTGAATTTAAATCAGAAGACAAAGATGCTAATACTTCATCCGGTAAAAAATCTGCTAAGTTTGCATAATGCTCATCNCCACCTTCCGGTGTTGCAGCAGCCGGATCTAAATCAATGTCAACAGACCCATCTTCATTTTCAGTTATCTCTACGTCATCAGGAGACTCTGAATCTTTTTTAACTTCTTCTAAAGCTTCTTCTTGAATTTCTTCTTCACCAGGTAATGAGAATTCTTTTCTAGGCTCGTTAGGTAGAGCCTTGTCTATAGTATCATCTGCCATTTATTTTCTCCAATTTTTAACCTTTATCAGTATTGTCTTTTAAATTCAAGCCCTGAGGCATGGGTCCTGATTCTGGTGGTGGGCCTGATTTTTTTCCAACCATACCTCCTTCTGAAAACATTCCTAATAATCTTAATAATTCTGAAGCTCCTTCTACTCCTAATTCTGCTGCTAATAATTTTGGATTTTCTAAAATAGCTTCAAGGTCTGAGCCTTTATATTTTCTTTTTAAAAAACTCATACCTTGTCTAGCTCCAGAAGCCAGGGAACCAGAACTAAATTCGTCTCTTGATAAAACAGGCACTTCTACACCTTTTGATTTTTCAGACTCTATAAAATCAGAATAATATTTTTCTCTTTCTAAAATAAAGTCTACCGCTTCTTTTCTAGATTTAATTGCACCTGAATCTAAAGCTTTTGATATTAATTCATCCATGGTGTCTTTTAATAATTTAACACCTTCAATGTTTCTTCTCATTCCACCAAAGGAACCCTGAACTAATCCATCCGCTCTTTTTTCAAATTCTTCTTTTGTAAAAGGTTTTTGTTTTGGAATTGTACCGTCCTTAAATCTAGGACGTGTAAGATAGGCCATCATCTGTTCATACTCACCTATCTTCATTACATACCCATTAAGTAAGCTAGTCCACCTCCAGCTAATTTAATTGACGGTGCTTCTTTTGGTTTTTTAGTCATCTCGTCCATCATTTCTTCTATTTCAATTATTTCATCGTCAGATAAATCTTTTAAAGGTCTATTAAAAAATTGTCTTGAAAGATTTTCCATCACTGAGTTTCTTTCATCCATAGGATCTGGTGCTGAAGCCATCAAGGAATTTAATCCACCCTCTGAGTTTGGTTTTCTGTCTGTTGGGTCAAATTTTTTCAATGCTTCCTCCTCATCTATTTCTTTTTGAATTTTTGCAAGGTCATCTGCACTAAATCCTTGAGATGGTTCTTTAGGCATTTTAATATCAAAGAAACCTTCTTGCTCTATAATTTCAGTTAATGGTTTAGGTCTTCTACCCATTCTATCCATTTCTAGTAATTCTTCTGCAAGATTAGCAACATCTCCCAAAGAGTCCTGACCAAAGGTTTTTCTAAACACTTCAATTGGATCCATACCTTTTGATAATTCAATTCCTCTTTTCATTAAAATTTCTCTAGCTATTGTTCTTGTAAGACCGGTGCTCATGTTTGTAGGATTAGCCTTTGGAGCGTTAACTTCGTCTAATGATTCTATACCCTCTTTCATAGGAACTACTTCACCTTTCTTCTTGGTCCCTGATTCAGGCTTCTTGGCTTTTTTAAAAACCATTTCTATCTGTTTTTTAAGAAGAGGAGACACTTGACCAAACTGTTGTTCAGCAAACTTAATAGCTTGATCTATTTTTTTAATTCCTCCAGATCTAACTAGATTTGCTAATGATAGTAAAAATTTTGCTAAAGGTCCCATTATTTCTTTTTAAATATTTTATAGCTTTTAAAAACAGCATCTATGTCAAGAGGTTTGTTTTTGTAC